GTACAATCCAGAAACGCCTTCGGACTCCGAAGATGCGGCTCCCGTGAACGCACTCGGGACAAAACGCAAATACACTCGCAAGGTCGTAGAGACTGAGGCAGCACCCGAAGGAGTTTAAGCATGGCAACGTACACCGCTGGCAATCAAATCAACCGAGCACTTCGACTGCTTGGCATTCTTGCCGAAGGTGAAACGCCATCTGCGGCCATGTCCCAAGACGCCTTGATGGCGATGAACCAGATGATTGAAAGCTGGAACATCGAGCGTCTGTCTGTCTTTTGCACCCAAGACCAAGTGTTCACCTGGCCTTCCGGCCTGTTGAGTCGCACACTCGGCCCATCTGGTGACTTTGTGGGCAACCGGCCCGTCCTGTTTGATGACGCCACGTATTTCAAGGCGTCCAATGGCGTGTCATACGGCATCAAATTCATCAACCAGCAGCAGTACGACGGCATCGCGGTCAAGACCGTGACCTCCACATTCCCGCAGGTGATCTTCGTCAACATGACGTATCCCAACGCTGAAATGTTCATTTACCCCCGTCCCACACAGGATTTGGAATGGCATTTTGTGTCGGTTCAGGAATTGGACCAGCCTGCTCAATTGGTCACTGAGTTGCACTTCCCGCCAGGTTACCTACGTGCTTTTACGTACAACTTGGCAATGGAGATCGCCCCTGAGTTTGGCGTGGAGCCAAGCCCACAGGTGCAGCGCATCGCCATGACCAGCAAGCGCAACTTAAAGCGCATCAACAACCCCGACGACATCATGAGCCTGCCTTACGCCATTGTGGCGAATCGTCAGCGGTTCAACATCTACGCCGGTAACTACTGATGGACTCCCCAATCCTCGGCTCCAGCTATGTGGCCCGTAGCGTCAACGCTGCGGATAACCGCATGGTCAATCTGTACCCCGAGATCATTCCCGAGGGTGGTAAAACTGCGGCCTTCTTGTCGCGCTGCCCCGGCCTGCGCCGATTGGTTGCCGCAGGCACTGGACCGATCCGTGGCCTGTGGGCGCTCAAAGAATATCTGTACGCCGTGTCTGGTGACACCGTGTACCGGATGAACGTCATTGGCAACACCACCCGCTGGAAAATCAAACCACTGGGCACCGTGACCGGCACTGGTCCCGTGTCTATGGCCGACAACGGCACCCAGATTTTCATCGCCTGCAACCCGGACAGTTACATCTACAACGCGACCACCGAGGTGTTTGCAAAGATCACTGACCCCGATTTCCCTGGCGCTGTCAAGGTCGGGTATCTGGACGGCTACTTTGTGTTCAACGAGCCAAACAGTTCGCGGGTGTGGGTTACATCGCTGCTGGACGGCCTGTCGGTCGATCCGTTGGACTTTGCCAGCGCAGAGGGCGATCCTGACGGTCTGGTGTCTTTAATCATTGACCACCGCGAGGCGTGGCTGTTTGGCTCCAACTCGATTGAGGTCTGGTATGACGCAGGTCTGCCCGACTTCCCATTGCAGCGCATCCAAGGCGCGTTTAACGAGATCGGCTGCGCTGCGGCCTACTCGGTTGCCAAGCTCGACAACGGCCTGTTCTGGCTGGGTTCTGACGCCCGTGGCCGGGGCATCGTCTACCGTGCTAACGGGTACACCGGCCAGCGCATCTCAACACACGCTGTTGAATGGCAAATCCAGCAATACGGCGACTTGTCGGACGCCATTGGGTACACCTACCAGCAAGACGGTCACGCCTTCTATGTGCTAATTTTCCCCAGTGCCCAAACCACATGGGTCTACGATGTAGCCACCCAAGCATGGCACGAACGGGCTGGCTGGTCCAACGGCAACTTTGTGCGCCACCGGTCCAACTGCCAAGTCGTCTACGACCAGCAGGTGATCGTGGGTGACTTTGAAAACGGCAACATCTACGCATTCGACCTTGACGAATACGCCGACAACGGTGACATTCAGAAATGGCTGCGTTCGTGGAGAGCACTACCCACCGGCACCAACAACCTCAAGCGCACAGCGCAGCACAGTCTGCAAATCGACTGTGAGACTGGTGTTGGCACCAACACGGGCCAAGGCTCCCAGCCCCAGATGATGCTGCGCTGGTCCGATGACGGTGGGCACACATGGTCCAACGAGTATTGGATGTCGATGGGCAAGATCGGTGAGTATTTCCGCAGGGCAATCTATCGTCGCCTCGGGATGACATTGAAGCTGCGTGACCGGGTCTATGAGGTTTCTGGCACAGACCCTGTGAAGATCGCTATCATGGGTGCTCAATTGATCGTGACCCCGACCAATGCCTGAACAACAGAACATAACCAATATTCCGTCCAATCGTGTCGAGTTCATTGACTCGCGCACGGGAATGGTGTCGCGTGAGTGGTATCGGTTTTTTCTAAACTTGTTCAACCTGGCTGGCGGTGGCGGCAACCAAATATCGCTGGACGACTTGCAAGTTGGCCCACCACCTCAACCAGACTCTGGTGGCGGCGGGGGCGGCGCGGGTACTGTGACTTCTGTGGGAATGTCGGTACCCACCGGGTTGAGTGTTGCGGGTAGCCCCATCACGACCACAGGGACTTTTGCCGTCACCTACACCGCAGGTTATGCCATCCCGACAACGGCCAAGCAGACCGAGTGGGACACTGCATACGCTGACCGGCTCAAATGGGACGGCGGCGCGACCGATTTGGTGGCAGCCACCGGCCGCACATCGCTGGGGGCCACAACTGTCGGCGGCAACTTATTCACGCTGACCAACCCCAGCGCGATCACATTTATCCAGATCAACGCTGACAACAGCATCACGACGATGGATGCGCCCACGTTCCGCACTGCCATTGGCGCAGGCACTGGTGGCGGCTCGGTCACATCGGTTTCAGGCACTGGCACTGTCAGCGGGTTAACCCTAACAGGCACCGTGACCACTTCGGGCAGTTTGACGCTGGGTGGCACTTTGGCTGTCACCCCCTCGAACTTTGCATCCCAGACCGCCAACACATTCTTGGCCGCACCCAATGGCTCCGCAGGCGTTCCCACATTCCGGGGCATTGTGGCGGCAGATGTGCCAGCCCTGAGCTACGTCAGTTCAGTTGGCATCACTGCACCCATTACGACAACAGGTGGCCTGACCCCCACAATTGGCATCACCCAGTCGGGTGCGGCCAGTGATGGCTACTTGTCGAGCACCGACTGGAACACGTTCAACGCAAAGCAGCCTGCCGGGGCGTATCTGACCTCTGTGGCCGTGACATCGGCCAACGGGTTTGCTGGCACCTCCAGCGGGGGCACAACGCCCTCCCTGACCCTCACGACCAGCATCACCGGGCTGCTCAAAGGCAACGGCACGGCCATGTCTGCTGCCACAGCAGGCACCGACTATTCGGCTGGCACCAGCGCCTTGGCAACCGGCATTCTGAAGTCCACCACGACCACGGGTGCGTTGACGATTGCGGTTGCGGCCGATTTCCCTACCCTGAACCAGAACACCACGGGCACCGCTGCCAACGTGACCGGCACCGTGGCAATCGCCAATGGTGGCACCGGGCAAACCACTCAGACCGCAGCATTTGATGCGCTGGCTCCCACCACGACCAAGGGCGACCTGATCGTTGACAACGGCACAAACAACGTCCGACTGGCCGTAGGCACTGACACCTACGTGCTGACGGCTGACGCAACCACTGCAACTGGGGTCAAGTGGGCAGCACCCTCGGGTGGCAGCAGCAACATCACGGCACTGGGTCTGTGGGAAAATAATGCGTCGATCACGGCCAATTACTCGATCACCTCGGGTAACAACGCTCTGTCGGCAGGACCGATTTCCGTGGCGTCAGGTGTCACCGTGACGGTGCCCACAGGCTCGACCTGGACCATCACTTAAGGAATCCCATGACAGTAACTGCCCGAAACCTAGTGCCTGCCAAGCTGGTTGAAGACACCCAGACGACCCAGTACATTGTCCCCACCAATGCTTCGGCCACCATCATCGACAAGTTCACGGCCACAAACATCAGTGGCTCCACGGCGACAATCAGTGTAAACTTGGTCACAGGCTCAGGCACACCGGGGGACAACAACTTGATCACCAAAACCAAGTCATTGGCGGCATCCGAGGTGTACACTTTCCCAGAACTGGTGGGTCAGATTTTGCCGACTGCGGCGTTCATCTCGACCATTGCTAGTGCGGCAAGCGCCATCAACATTCGGATTTCCGGGCGCGAGGTGACATGACAATTGTTCGCAAAGCCACTGAAGCAGATTTGCCCCAATATGTTAAATTGGCGCAATCGTTTCATATGGCATCCCCCATGCACGGGTCAATTGACTTTGACGAGCAGGGCTACTCAAAGTTTTACCTTGCGTCATTGAAAAACGACACTGTTGGCATATGGCTTGCCGAAATCAAGGGTGAAATTGTGGGCATTTGCGGCGCACTGATCTACCCGCTGTACTTCAATCCATCGGCACTTGTGGTCCAAGAGCTTTGGTGGTGGCTGACGCCAAAGTCAAGAGGCAGTGGCGCAGGCGGTAAAATGTTCAAACAAATCGAGGATTGGGCCAAAGAGCACAACGCCTCGGCACTTTTCATGATTGCCCTAGAAGACAGCAGGGCGAAAAAGATGGAAAATCTATACATTCGCGCAGGGTTCAAGCCAATGGAGCGCACATTTATTAAAGAGGTGTCATCATGGCAATAGGTACAGCGGCGGCCATCATAGGCGGTGCAGCAATTGGCGCTATTGCGTCAAATGAAGCGGCAGACACGCAAGCTGCGGCAGCTGATCGCGCTAGCGATCTGCAACGTCAACAGTTTGACCGCCAAGTTGAATTGCAAGCACCTTTTCGTGAAGCCGGTATTCGCGCTTTGCCTGAACTTGAGGCGGCGTCTAGATACACCCCCTTCGGCAAGGACCAGTTTCAAGCTGACCCCGGTTATGCGTTCCGATTGGCCGAGGGTCAAAAAGCACTTGAACGCCAAGCTGCTGCCCGTGGTGGTCTGATCTCGGGTGGCGCTTTGAAAGCCGCAACTCGATATGGTCAGGAGATGGGGTCGCAAGAGTACACCAACGCATTCAACCGTTACCAGACCGAACGCAACGCACGACTTAACCCGTTGCAATCCCTTGCAGGGATAGGTCAAACATCCACCAACCAGCTAGGTGCGGCTGGTCAAAATTATGCGAATGCTGCTGGCGAGGCCATCGGTGCAGGTGCTCAAGCTCGGGCATCTGGATACATGGGTGTAGCAAACGCAGCGTCTGGTGGTTTGGGTCAGTATTTGAACTACCAGCAAAATCAGACCAGTAATGCGCTTTTACAACAAGCGTTGAACCGCAATTCCAATGTTGGATACTCCGGACAAGGTCCATTTGGATACTCGCCGTAAGGATTAATCATGGCACTCGTAAACCCCAACATTGCAATGAGCTTTCGTCAGCCTGAGATTCAGGCTCCGAACGCATTGGCTCAGTACGCTCAAATTCAACAAATCATGGGTGGTCAGCAGGCTCAAGAGCTTGCGCGTTATCAATTGGGCGCAGCTCAACGGGCTGAATCAACCCAAAATGCATTGTCCGAAGCGTATGCTCAATCAATTGACCCCGCTACTGGCAAAATCGATTACAACAAACTGACAGGTTTGGTGGCTGCACGTGGCGCTGGTGCTCAGTTGCCTGCTATTCAAAAAACACGCAGTGAAGCCGAAACTGCTCAACTGGCCGCAGATAAGACAAAACTTGAAATACAAGCTGCCAAGCGTAAATTCGGCGACGAGTTGCGGCGCGGTTTGTCGGCTAACCCGTCTGATGCAAACATCATCGCGTTTGGTGAAGACGCAGTATTGCAGGGTTTGTACACGCCAGAGCAAGTAAAGACTACGGTTAGTCAGTTGCTGGCGTTGTCTCCTGCCGACAGAGTGCGGGTCTTGGCGCAATCTGGTGCCAGCGTCAGCGATTTGAAGCCTACAACAAATGTTGGTCCAACGGGTATTGTGCAGACTCCTGCTTTTGGTGGTAAAGCTACCGTGGTGGAGGGCACTGGTCCTGCGTTCCAGATGACGCCTGCTCAGATTGATCAAGCTAACCGCGACCGCCAACGACTTGGCCTTGAAGGTCAACGTGTGAACCTTGAAGGTCAGCGCGTTGAGATTGCACGACAAGACTCCGCACGTAAGGACCAAGGCTTGGAAGCTCTGCCGCGCAAAGAAATTCAAAAGCGCGAGGCTGCGTTCCCGCAAGCAACTGCGGCTATCAAGGGCTTTGAAACCAAATCGGACGTATTCATCAAAGACCTTACAGCTTTGCGTAACCACCCTGGTTTGTCGCAGATTACTGGTTTGGTTGCGGGTCGAGTGCCTGCACTCACAGCAGACGGTCGTGCTGCCCAAGCGCTGTACGACAAAGTTGTTGCCAAGGGCGGTTTCCAAGCATTGCAGGACATGCGCGATGCCTCCAAAACTGGCGGTGCGCTGGGTAACGTGTCAAACCAAGAAGGTAAACAGCTTACCGCTTCGTTTGCCGCCATCGACCGCCGTCAAGACGCCAAAGATGTGCAGGCTGCGATTGACACGGCTATTGGCGATATTGAAGGCTCAAAGGTTCGCATGAAAGAAGCCTACGACTCGACCTACGCATACAAGGCTGGCAATGCACCAGCCGCACCTGCTGCTGGTGCTAACGTGGTTGTAACACCCGATGGTCAGTCGCACACTTTCCCAACACCCGCTGCCGCAGCGCAGTTCAAGAAAGCCGCAGGTCTCTAATGGATTACGCAGCACTTGCCAAGCAATACGGCGGGAGCACTGCTGCTCCAGCGGTGGACTACACAGCACTCGCTAAACAGTTTGGCGGGTCAACTGCTGCTTTGCCCGAAACTGGGCCACGCAAAACCGGCACGATTGTTGACCAAATCCCCGGATACGGTGGTCCTGTGCCTGCCGCACAAACTGCACCTGAATTGACCACAGGTCAAAAGGTGTACCGCAATGTCGTGCGCCCAGTTGCTGCTCCGCTTATGGAAGCCGGTGGTGCAATTGCTGGCGGTCTTCTTGGCACTTCAATGGGACCAATGGGCACTGTAGGTGGTGCAGGTCTGGGGTACGGTATTGCCAAAGAAGCGCTGGAGCTTGGTGATGTGTATCTGGGCGGCAAAGCTCCCCGACAAGGTGCGGCTCAAGTTGTCGAACCTGTTCGCAACATTGTCGAAGGCTCCACAATGGAGATGGGCGGTCAGGCTTTGGCTAAAGGCGTGGGGTACGTGGGTGGCAAGATTGCCGACCTGCGTCAAATGCCTACGCAAAAGGCAGCAGCGCTTGCTCAAAAGGCCTTGGGTGATGATCTGCCGACTGTGCTGAACGCCCTGCGAAACGCACCATCGAACGCCAGTGTTGCTGAGCTAACCGCCAAGATCGAAAACCCGACATGGCAGGCGCTGATCAAAAACGCGCTGGAAAAAGACCCTCAGTTTGTTCGCAAGGCCCAACTGTTGGGTGAGCGCGAGTCGCGCAATGCGCTGGCTCAATTGGCCGGTGGCACCACCGCCACAGATGTTCGTGCGGCTGGTGAGTTTGGTAAGCAAAACCTGAACGCACTGACAGGACCGATGCGGGACAGCGCACTTAACCGCGCCAACTTGGGCAAAGCTGTTGCCGAGTACGAGTCGCAGGCCGGTAAGCTGAGTGCAGAAGCTGCGGCCAAGGTGCAAGAGGTGCGCCGGTTAATTGAGTTGGGCGATGTGGCTGCGGCCTCTGCGCGACTGCAATCGATCAAAGCAGGCGTTCCCGCAAGTTCCAAATTGGCTCCCGCCAAGTCCCAACCCGGTTTCTCAGACGCATGGGTTGCGACCTACACTTATCCCGGCAAGCTGGCCCAGATGTCCGACAACTGGGCAAACCAAGCCGCAAACGCATCCCTTGACTTGGGTCAAGGTGCTCAATTTGCCCAAAGTGCCGCAAACTCACTTCGGTCCGTTGGCATCAAGCCTCTTGAGGGTGCGCCTCTTGCTGACAAAATTGCAACTATTTCTAAAAACCCAGAATTTGCTGAAAATGATTTGATTGAAGGGTCAGTTCGACAAGTATCCGAGGGTATTCGTCGATGGACATCTGAGGGCGGCGTCATCGACGCCAAAGCACTTGAAGCCATTCGCAAGAACTCCGTCAACGCCGCGATTGCACAGTTGCGACCAGGTTCGGACGCCACAGCCCAGCGCAACCTTGCGGCCGGTGTGATGTCGAAGATCAAGCCATTGATCGATGACGCCATCGAAGGTGCTGGTGGTACTGGCTGGCGCGAATACTTGGAAACCCATGCCAAGGGTATGCAGCGTCTGAATGAGAAAAAGTTGACCGGCGAAGCCTTGCGTCTGTGGAAAACCGACAAAGACGCTTTTGTTCGTCTGGTGCAAAACGAGTCGGATGATGTTGTCGAAAAGTTCCTCGGTCCTAGCAATTACAACATTGCCACCGAACTGGCCGACAGTACCATGTCCGTTCTGCAAAAGCAGGCTGAAAAACGATTGACTGAGTTGTCAGTCAAGGAGCAGGTCAGCGAGGGCGGTGCGGCATTGGCGCAACTACTCAAGCAGGAAACCGCACGTTTCCGGTTCCCATCGTTCCTGAACTTCTGGGCGTCTGCGGGTAACAAGACCCTGAGCGAACTTGAGCAGCGCCTTGGCACCAAGACAATGGAGCAGTTGACAAAGGCGATGAAGTCACCGCAGGGCGCTACCAATTTACTGGAAACACTGCCTGCAAGTGAACGCAATCGTGTTTTGAATTTACTGTCCAACCCGCAGCAATTGAAACCCGGCGTGTCTGCGGCTACGGTAAATATGCTGAGTCCATCCAGCGAAAATCAAAACGCACTTGCCAAGTAACATCGGATAGAATCCACCAAGGACCAAGACATGGCTTCACTCTCTCCAGCACCAAAACTACAGTTCTTTGGGACTGATGGCCTCCCATTGGTCGGTGGCAAGCTGTACACCTACGCTGCGGGTACCACGACCCCCATCGCCACGTACACCGACAACACCCAAGCCAACCTAAACACCAACCCCATTATCTTGGACTCGGCGGGTCAGGCTAACGTGTGGCTGTCCGATACGATCAATTACAAGTACACCCTGACAGACGCCGACAACGTGCCCCTGTTCACCGTGGACTATGTGTCCGTACCCGCCACTGCCAGCTCGTTTGCATCACCCCCGCCCATTGGTAGCGCTGTGCCCAACGAGGGCACCTTCACTAACTTGAACGTGGTTGACCTGTTGACCCTTGAGTCCACGGGTGCTGCCATCTTGAACGTGGGCACCACGGGTGAGCGCCCCGCTGCACCCGAAGAGGGCATGGTTCGCTACAATAGCACCACGACCAAGTTTGAAGGCTACAACGGCGCTTGGGGTGCCCTGGGTGGCGGTGCAACAGGTGGTGGCACTGACTCGGTGTTCTTTGAGA